GGTCTATTTAATTTCTTAGCTTCATTCGCTGATTCAACACGGCGTTGTTGTTCCACACGTTCTTTAGCAGCTTCCTCTGGAGTCATTTTACGGCCGGTTCCGCCAAGCCATTGTAAAAATGCTTCCTCATATGTTTTACCATAAGATTCAGGATTATCAACATAAGGAATATATGGTCTTCCACGTCCTTTCTTAATGAAATCTGCTCTAACTCTTGCTATTTCATCTGGACTATAATCAATATATTTATCAAGATTTTCTTGCATATATAGTCGTTGTGATGCTTGAATGCCTGCTACAGCATTTCCACTAAGCCATCCAAAATTATCTTGATCTTTAGCAATACCAGCTTCAATGTTAGTTAGTCTTTTTCCACGGTATCCAACTTCACCTTCATTTGTTCTTGCAGCTTTGGTAGCCTCTACTTGCCCTTTTGTTACTAAAGACATTAATTCTTGACTTCGTTTATCATCCTTAGCTAACCAATCTTTATACCAATCATAAAAACCAAGTTTTTCTAATACCCATTTTGTTCCTTCATAAGCAGCAATACCAACTCCAGCAACAGCCATACCTTTTAGAAGTAAAGGAGCTAAAGAAGAAAGAGATGAGCTTATTAGAGGCATAATTGATTTACTAATCCATCCTAAAGCTTTTTCTGGTAAACCTGAAATAAAACTCGATGCCCAACTTAATCCCATTATAATCCAACTACCCATATTTTTAAACCAATCAAACATTTTTTCTTTCTTTTCTCTTAACCATCTCCATTTATCTCTATTAGCAATTTCACTTATTGATTCGGCTATTGCATTATAATCATCACTTGATGCTCCAATATAACTGAGTATTTTTTGTGTATCTTTATGAGATTGTATTGATAGTTTAAGTTGTTTTTTTCCCTGTTCGGCAGTTTCTTCATAAAGTTTTATTGTTTCTGGAAACATATAATTCTTTAACGACTCAAGAACTACTGTTGCCAAATCTAAAAATTTATTAATTTTATCACAATCGAAACAAACACCCTTAGCAGCTCCTTGAATTGATCCAGCTCCAGCCCCATAAAGTTCATCAGCTTTTCTTTCATATTCTGCTTGATCTGGATGTGTAATCTCTTTCCAATCTCGTTTAAGAGTTGATAGTATTCTTTTTGGGGCATCCCAAAATAAATCTTTTAATTCATCAGCTACTCCTTTAATTCTCCATGGAACAAATTTACCAATAAATTCACCAGTACCTTTTAGTTCTCTTTGTTTTGTAAAGAAATCAGCAACTTTTTTAGTAAGAAAAGTTTGTAGAAAATATCCTGCAAAAACGTTTACAAATTTTCTTAGATTTTTAAATAAAGTAAAAGGTGAAGTATTTATCCCTTCAAGTTTTGCATATTTTTTTCCAGTAAAATGAGTTGAAAGATCCATAGAAGCTTCGGCGCTAGCTCTAGTAAACTTTGCAATGTTATCTAAACGATACATTGACTGTATATAAAATGTTCCTATATTTTGACTCATGTCATTTATAGCAGCGCCACTATGAGATAGATGGGATTTGTATACTCCTAATCCTCCGCCACGACTTCTAAACAATGCAAATAAAGGACGATATACTACACCAAATGATTTTTTTAATGTATTAAAAGCTAAGTAAGCATGACGGAAAAAAGGATGCTGAACAAGCATTTTTTGAAATACTTGTGGCCATGTTCCAATTGTTCCACCAACTGTTTCTTGAATTGATAGAACAGCACGCAACATTCTTATATTTGAAGGTTCGGTATACTCATTTTGTACTTCACCAAGAGCTTTTAAGAAACCTCTAAATAGTCCAACTTTATGAAAGTTCTCACTTGATTTAACATAAGTTTTTAAATTTACAGCTTGATCAATTTGAGCCTTAGTAGCAACAGATGTTATTTCTTGTGTTAAGCTAAGGTTTTTATCAACCCGGTGTAATAGAGTTTCTGTTGGCAACATTATTTGACGATCTAATACTGCTTCTCCTGCTTTAAGATTGAATAATCCCCCTTTTACAATCGTTCCTCCGGAGTGTAATTGTTGAACATCCCCTCTTCCTTTTTTTGCAGAGGTTAGAGAATTTCTCTCGCCCCCTCCCTTTTTTTCTCTATCAAGTTTTAATTTACTAATAAATCCTTTAAATCCACTTCTAAATTTTTCAGTAACACTACCAAGAGCATCTGCTAATCCAGTTTTAATTCTTTCTTTAGCTTTTTGAAATGCTTCTGTTTGCATAAATCTAGAAACAAAATATCCAAAAATTGGGCTTGTTTTAGATAATGCCATTGCTACTATGTTTTGTTTATTTAATCTCAAATCTTCTGTTAAAGCGGAACCAATTCCTTTAACCATTTCAGAAGAAGCTTTAGCTGTACTACTTGCAACATTAACAAATCCTCTTCCAATATTCCCCATTGTTTGGTTCATTTTTCCAAGAACGTCAATCATCGCATTACGCATATCACCCAAATCTTCACTTTTTTGAACATCCTTTTTATTCTTTGCAAGTTGCTGATCAAGTTTCTTTTGCATTGTGGAAACAGTTCTTGATACATTACTTACTTCAGAAATTCTTTCTCTTTGGGAGTCGGCTTTTTGCGTAATGCTTGTATTCTGCTTTTTTGGGGTTTTTTCATTCATTAAATCTTTATACTCTGCCATCAGTTACCTCTTATAGAAGTTTAAATAATTTTCTAATAGATGGATTATTAGGTTGCATTTCTGTTAGAACGCATGCCACTTCTGAAATAGAAAATAATTCTTGAAATGGAGTTGTATATGTATTTCTATCACCAAATGAATCAAAATATGATTGATTTAAAGAAGTTATTACCATAGAAAAATTCTTAGCTTTTTGTAAGAATGTTGGGATATTAGCTGCTGCTATTTTTACGGCAACTGCTAATTTAACTATTCTTTCATTATAATCTTTTGGTAATAGTTTTGAATCTGCATAGTTACTTGTTATAACTTGTATGTATAAATTTATTTTTGAAGTAATTGCAGCTGGGCCAGATAGATCAAATTGTTTAATAAAACTAATATAATTTTCAGTTGCATCTGGGTCAATATTTTTTAATGATAAAAAATTTCTAAAAAAGTTATTATAGTAAATTTCAAGAGAGCCACGCATAACACTTAAAAATTTAGGAAAAGCTCTCCCAGCAATTAGATGCATACACTCATGCATTGTAGTTGACGCTAACTCATTATTACTTGAAGTCCCAAATATAGTTGAATTATTGTCAATTAATATTATAACCTTTTTAGAATCTATATGATAAAATGCTAATAAATCTTTATACTCTGAACCAAATACTTTTGATTTAAAAAATGACCATAAATTATGACTTAAATAACATGGAATAATAAGTTTATCTTTTACCATTCTTGAAATATCTTCGGCAATCATCTTTCCTTTTGATGATTTATTAAAAGCCAGAATAAAATTTTCTTTTAAACTATCAGAAGAAAATAACTTCATTCCATCAATTGTTATTTCCTCTTTTAATCCAACTGGCAATGAAAAGATCTCATTTATTTGACTCATGATTACCCCTTATAGAATGATAAAATATCAACAAACCCGGTCATTTTCTCATCTCGGACATGCTGAATAATACTTTTATTATCAAACTCAGTTCTGCCTGTATCCATATTCATATCCATAACGTGTGTCATATCCCCTACTAATGATTCATATCTTTTTGAATCTAACATTAGTGGTGGATCATATTTTCTTACATACATACAAAAAGCCGCAGCCATTGCTAAGTCATCATGGCATCCACCATCAGCTTCAACTTTTCCACTTGTTTTACTAACAAGGCCTGTTAATTCCAAAGCTAATCTTTCTGATCTAACACACTCTGGATATTGAGTCATATAAGAATATAATGCGTCAATCATTAATGGTCTAGTTTTTGCATTGTTTGATAATCCAGAAACCCATACATCTTTTCCTCTTCTTTCTTTATATACCATTAATGAAAATTCAGTAATATTTAAATTTTCTATAACTTGGTTTCCGTATGAGTTAGATTCTACTACAATTGTTCCAGGATATTGTGTAGCTGCTAATATAACTACATTTGTAAAATCTAATACTTTACATTTACCATTGTATTCCCAAACTTGTTCAAGTGTTTCATAATCCCATATAGTAATAGCTGATTTATCAGTGCCATGTTCTGGTGCAGTATCTACTCCAATAATATAGTGTCTGCCTGGAATTGGATCACTAAATCTCCAAATTTCTCCATTGTATAATCTCAACTTTTCCTTTGGAGGTTTACATGCTGCTTGTAATTTTTCAACTGTTTCAGCTTCAAAAAATGATCCTTCTGTTGGTAAGAATTTTAATTCTAATTCCTGAGCAATTTTTCTTGGGTCATAATCAAATAAAGCACATTGTTTACTATACCAATCTGAATCCTCTGCAAGTTCAGGAATCATTTTCCAATGAATTACAAAAGGTTCAAATATATCATCTCTAGCAATGGCATTCATATATCTCTTGAAATACCATTCACCAATTCCAACTGTCTTGTTAGGAGTTGAAAGAATAATAGTTCCATAAGGAATATTGTGTCTTTTAGCTTGCATTTGATTAGTTGACAGTGCTGGAACCATTGAAGTCCAAGCTCCATCAATATGATTAACGAATGCCGCTTCATCAATAACTAGGAATGTAAGAGCCTTACCACGAAGGGTTTTATCAGGGGCGTTTGGATTAACTGGCGATGCGTAAACTTTACTTCCATTTGTTAAAATGAAAGATCGCTCAGTTCTTTTTGCAAAACCTCTACCTAATAAACCTCCTTGTGGTTTCATCCATTCAGGAACTTTTTCTATAATTCCTCTAATAACTCTAGCAAAGTCAGTTGCTTCTGCTCCATCTTTTGATATAATTCCTATTACAGCGTTATCAAAAAATAAAGTTAACCATGCTACATAAGCTTGAATAATTGTTGAAATACCAATCTGTCGACTTTTTAATACAAGGACATATTTCTTTTTTTCAATGGTATCAATTAGTTCAGTTTGTTTAGCATATGGCTTCATTAATTCATCGCGACCAGGCAATTCAATATAAACGTAGGATTTACAAAAATATTCAAAACTTGCTTTGCATTTCAAAAATTCTACTATATACTGCCTAGCAAGATTTTGCAGGTGAACCGGTAGTTGCTTTCTTATAGTTGCCATAGGATTTTAATTTTGTTCTGAAATTTTATTTAACTAGCATTTTTATTTGATCTTATTAGAGAAATTGATGCCGATGCTTCCCAAGTTGATAGTTTAGAAAAACCAATTAGACTTGATTTTAAAATATATTTCCCACTGATCGGATTATTTTCAGAAGTTTGAGAGATAAAATTAACGGCCTCTCCAACATCCATAAAATTTAAAAGATAAAAATTTCTGTTGACTACCATATCTAAAGTAGTCAAATCTGAAATATGCCTTGATAAACTTGCATTAATAAATGTATGCGATAACTCATCTCCAGTTTGACTAATATAAGTTGCTTTTCTATTCTCTGCATTTAGAGTTGTTTTATCATAAAAAATTCGACTATCTTTATCCACAATCCCATAATCTTTAGTAAACTTATCAATGTCAATATCTATTTGTTGAAATAGACGATCTTTTGGTTTTACGATATAACGTAATGAAGGACTCATGGCAGCGACAACAGAATTCCCTTTATAGTTACTCTTAATAGACCCCCAACTAATATATGTTCGTTCCTCTTTTTTATCTTTATAAATATCCTCGTCTGAATCCAATGCTAGTTGATATATTGTAAATGCATCTGATGTAGTGATTTTTTTAGTTAAGTTCTTCATATAAACCTTATTATCATGACTACAAAAATACACTGGAACCCCGTCATATATTCCAAATAATTGGTTTAGGTATGAAAATGATTGATATAAAGTTGTAGGTGGGATCAACACTTGAGAGATTTTATCTTGTAACTCCTGTGGATCCATTACCAATTGAGCACCGGTTTTTTCAACTAACGACTTAATAATTTCACTCATAGTTTTAGCATGGAAAATATCATTTATATAATAGTTCATTGTTGTATATGCTTTTTTAGAAAGAGCTGTAAAATTAATTGGAACTCTATCCGTCTGTTTAGTTTCTGAGCTATTTGGGTCTACTACCTGATTTGTTAATGAATTAACAGTATCTAAAAAAATTAGTTCAAAATCTGTTCGACTAAGTTCAATACCAGTTTCTCCATCTAAAATAACTGATATTTTAATAGGTTCTTGCCCATAAATTTTATCTAAAATAAGATCATTTTGATCTAAAACAAATCCCAACTCAAAAGTCTGATATGGCAATTGAACAGAAGTTATAATGTTAAAGCGATATAGGTCATGGGATAAATCCCGGCTTCCAATTTTAATTTCAAACCTATAAGTCTGTTCAGCAGATGCCCCTTGAACTTGATTATCTGAAAGTGCCATATATGTAATCCTTTTTTATTTTTGTTCCAAAAAAAATTAAACTAAAAAAAGAGTTGGGGGAATGTGCTGGTTCCCCCAAACTCCTTCTATACAGTCGCCGTACCTTGCTCTAATGTATTTAGAACGTCATACATTCTTGCAGGAATAACTAAAACTGATTCGGCTGCATTCTCTAAAATTCTTCTTACATTTAGATTTGGCTGTAAACTACTATATCTAACAATAGCTAAAAATAAATGCCAAGCAGAAGGAAGTTGTCTTTCATCACCAACTTTACTTTTTGTTAGCTCTTCAAGAATTTTTGAAATTCCTTCTCTTTTCTTTTTACCCAATGTTTCAATATAATCTAATACAGCCATCATATCATTATCAGATAGTTTTTTGTTAAAACTACTTTGGATCATTTCTAAAATATCATTTGAGAATGATTGAACATATGAACTTACTCCAGCGGATACAGTTGTTCTTGAAGATTCAATATGAACCTGTCTGATTTCCCCTAATTTAAATGAAAAGGTCATAATTGAATCCCCATGTGGCATTGATACACCGAATGAAATTAATGCAGCATGGCTTCCATTATAACTATTACTTACAGAAATAGTCGGAAATATATCTCCGGCAATTGGAGAAACTTGCCCATTTTGGATAACCATATCATTACGCATTTTAGCAATATGTGTATCTGTTGCTATTTGCTCTCTCAAAACTGGCATACCAATACTTGTAATAGATTCTCTTATTGAAGTATTTAAAACTTCATGCCCCATAAATTTATATAGATCTGATACATAGCCGACATATTTAAAATCGGTTTCATAAGATGGTTTTGTATATATTGCAAATATTGGAACAACTTGCCCATCAGTTTCATGTGATGGTGTTGAGCATTCGGGACTATCTTGTAGGCATGCTAACCTTCTATAAGTTACTACCCCATGAATATCTCTATAAGAATATAGCCCTTTATATGCTAAAGATATATCTAGTCCCATCTCTTGTGCTCGTTGATCAAAACTCAGCATTCTAATCTCCTTTTAAATGCGTTTAAAAATCGCTCTCAGATAAATATTTCTTCCATCAAATGTAAACGGATCGTAAATCTTCACCGTGGTAAATCGTTTTTCTAATTCCCAAAAATGTGTTAGACGCTCTGTTGTCCATATTGAAGCATGCGGGCAATCCGGCTCGTTTAATAACTCAGTTGAAAGAAGAATATTTCTAGCTTCAAAATCTGGCGATTTGGGATTATCAACAAGAATCATTTCCGCTAATTTTTTATAATCTGGTACAATAACATCAATATAACTATCCACCATTGTAACAGTTGATATTAAATAAATAAAATATGGAACATCCACAAAAGAGACATGCTCTAAATATCTATAGATAAAAACTCTATCAAATTTGAATCTTGTTTTGCTCATAAACCTATCAATATCAAAAGGACCATAAAGTCTTTCAGTTTCTTTTCCTTCTTTAATCCAACGAGCGATAGAATCCTCAATCTCGCCTTGTTGTGCATAACCATTATATTCGGAATCAATATTTACAATAAGTTTTGGAACATTCTGACAAATTTTTGCTTCTTCAATTTCAAGCGGTTGTTGTTTTCCTGCGGCGACATTTAGTATTAGCATTTTACCTCACAAATTCAAAAGTTAGAGTTTTTGTAAAAGGGAGAATATACTTTTGAAAATATCGAATTTTATCAATATCTTCAGTTTCAATAATCCCCAGTGTTGATAACGATACTTCAACTTCTCCATATTCTTTTAAAAAAATGACATATTTATTATTTTTTTCTGTTGGTATTGCAAATAAATGTGGGTCTTTCGACGCCAGTATTTCATTTTTTATTTCTTGTAAACTTTTAAAAATTCCTGCTTTGCTGCTTAATAATGCTATCTTACATAGCTTTGTATAATATTGATTCATTTTTTCATAGCGATTAGGAACACCTTTTACAGTTGTTTTTTCAGTATTAGTAAAAGCGATATACATTTTTCGGTTTATTGACGAAATAAAAATTTGAAACATTTTTCTTAAATCTAATGGCAATAAAGCACCAGTTATTGTATGTAATGATTTAGTTAAAATTAAACCATCATACTGCCTTAAAATAATATCATTTTCTAAAATTTTATTCTTATCTATATAAGTATCAATAATTAAGGCAGTTGTATCCCTTAATTTTTTTGATAGTTCAGAACTTTCACGCATCATTTTTCCGATTTGGGTATTTCTTTCAATTTTATTATCCTTGTTCAAATTAGAAACATCATACCCAAATTTTACTAATAGATTATAGTGACAGGCTTCAATATCATAAACATAAATATTTCTTAATACTAAACCTAAATTTTCATTAATTTTCATAATTAAGTGGGGGTAACCTTAAAGAAGATTACCCCCATCCCTCCCTATGAGGTAATATTAATAATGGTGTTATCAATTAGCATGTGATGGTTAATATCCTCAATGGTTGCTTGTCTAAGAAGCAGCCAATTAACTGCGTCATTAACTGTAATTAAATTTTCAGCTTTTGAACTCTGCTTATACAACAATTGTAAAGTTTCTAAATTAATTGGGGTTTGTAACTTTGTTTGAATGGAGCTAACATTACTTGTAGGAATTTCAAGGTGTGTATCTTTCTTTTTACATTTGACAATACTATAAGGTATCATTCGATCTGCAATATCATTACAAAAGATAGAAATTAAACCAGTTCTAATTCCATAACATTTTATAAAAATCTCTGGAGAAAATTCATAAATAATTCTAAAACCATTACTATAGATTTGCATATCAACTGGAGGCAGATTTAATACTGGGGTTATATTTGCTTCTTCAAAAACCACCAGTTTTCTTTTATCTTCTTTACCAGTTTGTGGATTTGCAACTGTAATAATTAGTTGCTCAGAAGGATCTACTCCTTGAATTGAAACTGTGACTTTTCTGAGATTTGTAAATGCCTTGGCATTAGTTTCAAACCATTCAGCAAGAGAAACAATTTCAACTCCTGTTGTTTGTGCTGGAACAGAATCATCTGATGGAATATCGGATAAATCTAAATTTTCTGTTTCAAATATTGGGGCTGTTGCTTTGCCATCCTTAATCATTTGGGATAGATTATCATTCATTTTTTAAAAAATTCTCCTTTACTCTTTCCATTTTTTTGAATCTTCTTCTAAATTTTCTCTCCATTTTTCTGGATCAATATTGCAATAACTTTCTAAAGCAGCCCCAGCCAAAGCAAATACTTTAATTAACTGCTCATAACATCTAACAGGTGTACTACCTTCTTCCATTTCTTTGCAAGATGTTAACCATTCAGGTAATTGATTTTGCCATGGCCCACTATAAGCCTTTTCTACTTCATTTAAATAGTTTCTTAAAAATATAATAAAACTAGCCAAATTTAATGATTTTACATCCTCGTAGTCCCCAAAACATAACTTCTCATAATCTCTTTCTTTTTTATATAACTCAAATAATTTCTCTGGCGTCATTGAGCGTCTCCTTTAATCCTTCATAGAAATTTACTAAAAACCAATTCCGAGCTTCGTTTCCATCTCCATATGAAGTATGGCATTCTTCTAATAATGATGAAACATTAAATGTATCAAAAAATATATTCCCATCAATATTTTTAAATGGTTTTTTGCATTTAAAATTATACTTGTTATTTTTCTTATGCGGAAATTTAGAAACAACAATATCAAATGGATTTGTATTCCAGATATGAAAGACTCTTAATATTTTTGGTCCAGTAATCATCATTAATGTTCTTCCATAATCTTTATATATTTTCCATTTTGGTCTAACAATACGGTATCTATTAACTACTATAGCATAATTAAAACTAGCAAATCCTGGAACTGTTTTTTTCTTTGGAAAATACTTTACGCGATCTTTTTCTCTTATAAACCATGTTTTCCAATGCTGATCACGAGGAACTGTATACCCCGCTGTATATCTAACAATGTCCCCTTTTCTTAATTCCATCCTTGGAGAATCTTCAACTTGTTCTCTTGTTGCTTCTATAGTTCCGTCAAACTTAGATGGAGTGTAGGAAAATTTTTTTGTTGGAACATACCAAGGATAATCATTAAATGATTTCTTGTTACAAATACCTTGCTCCATTAAATCCACCGCGAACCCCTTTCCAATTTATCGCAATTGCTTCGGATGTATGAATACTTTCTTCATGCGTGCATTTAATAATCCAATCTTTAATTTCGGGTTTTTGATTTAAAGCGTTTGAAATTAGACGAATTGCATCTTCAACAAACATTGGATTTTCAGCAGCAACCGCAGCAATTGCTTGTTCATCTGTACGTTTAATAATCGGATATGGTAAAGTTTTAATTTCATTTTCAACACATTCGATTATATCTTCCAGCCAAACATAATTGGGTTCCTCAACTTCAACTAAGATATCAGCATATGATCGTTGATTATGAGGATAACCACTTTTCGATGAACCTTCAAGATGTTTACATAATTCTGCTGAGCATGGACAATAAGAAGCATACTGTATTCTAACACCTTGATAAAATCTAAAAACTTCTATTTGAGGCCATTCTTGTAAATCATCATTAGATTGGACATCGTTTACATTATATAGCTGTCCTTCAAACCTGCATTTATAATAGATTGGGAATTCATGCCCAGAAACTATTGATTTTCTTTTGATTGGCATTCTAAATTCGAACTTCATAAAAGTAGAACTACTATCTAAATTACTCATCAAATTTCTTAAAATTAATTTAATTAAAGTATGCTTTAACGGTAAATCTAAATAGGGCTTTAAGGTTAAAACTAACCGAGACATTGATATGCCTTTTGTGTTCTCATCAAGAAATGTTCTCATTGAGACATTGGCATTTAGTTGATGAAACCCCCCATATTTAGATTCTAACTTAAATGGAACTTCTACATTTTCTACCCCCACCTGTTGAATTGGAATTTTAATAGATGGAGGGGTGCATTGAATATCTGGTAAACATATGTTATCATTCATAAAAATTTTTCCTTTTTACGCTGCTTCATCAGGTATTAATGTTACAGCATCATCTGGTATTTCTATAAATCTATTGACTATTTCTTCGACTATTTTTTTCTTCCATCCCAAAACTTGATTTCCTTGCTCTTCTGTAAGATCTTTTTCAATATCATGTTCCATATCAGCAGAACAATGGAAGACAAATGTTGGTTCAAAAGCATCATTTAAATCTTCAAATATTTCTCCATCTTCAATATTAAAAGTTCTATCCGCTAGCTGATATAAAATTGCAATATCTTCGCCACATTCAGCGCATTTCATTGGAACTATTTTTTCCATTTAATTCTCCAAAACTAAATTTTCTGGATCAAATAAAACAATTTCTTGATGTGGTTCTTTTTTTGGTTTATCAATTTCTATAGAGAGATGTCCATTAAAATCAAAAGAATATTTTGCCATATCATTTGTGGATGTTGTTTGAAAGGGTGAATATTTATGACCATAATATCCATTATCGTATACCCACATCTTTTACCTCTTTATTGTTTTCTTAAAACTTTTTTAAGTAGTTGCTCACTCCTTTTTTGAGTAGTTACATACTCAGCTTCTATTTGGCATTCTTCAGAAGCCTCAGGAGTAATGAGCTCTATCTCCGGGTGGCACTCAATATCGTCGTCGTCAATATGGTCTATTTTGTTTGTCATTTATAGAAACCTCCATCATGTTGTATCTTTATGATCTACTCCTATAACTGTTAAATAGGAGTTTAATAGTTTAACAGATTCTGGTGTAATATCTAATTCTTTATCATCATCTGGAACTAAATTTGGGTCAATAAAATTTCTTATATACCTATTTTTTAAATCAATACAATCAGATTTAGTTGTTAGAAACTCAAACAAATTAATTGGTGCATCATGGCCAATAATGCACGCAGTTTCCATTTCGCCACATCTTTGCCCACCTTTATTTTTTCTACCACCAAGTGGTTGTAATGTTCTTTTAGTATAAGAACCAATCCCTCTTGCTGCTAATTTTTCCTCAGCAATATGAACCATTCTAAAGAAATATAAGAAACCAACTGCAATTTTATTTCTAATAATTTCTTTTGACAATGGATCGTAGATTGATTGTTTAAATTGGCTTCCGGTGTATTTAAGCGCCTTTTCAACATCTTCCAGCTTACAGGATTCAAATGGAGGTTGTATGATTGTAAAGTCATCTATAAATTGTTGTGTTATTGTTTCTGGTAATTGCTCAACAACTTGATTTAGATACCAGCCATTTTCAGTTTTATCAACGATCTTAATATATTCAAAAATGTAGTTCTTAATTGTATCTTGATTAGTATTTTCTTTTAACATATTAGTTAAGTTATTTTTAAAATCTTTTGTGCTCATTCCCAAATGTAACTCAAACAATTGGCCAATATTCATTCGAGAAATGATGCCTAGTGGGTTAATACAAATATCAAGGTGGCGACCATCTTCAATCTGAGGCATTTTATCGTGCGGAACTATTCTTGAAATAACACCTTTATTTCCATGACGGTTTGCTAATTTATCCCCAACTCTTACAGGTCTAAAATATATCCCATACATTTCAATAAAAATTCCAGGGATTCTCTCTTTTTTAATTTTATACTTCCCTGTATAAGTTGATAGATCTAATGAGTGTTCTTTAATAAATTTATTCGCATCTTCTTTTGAAACTTTTTCCTTAATAATTTCTCTTAATGATGCTTCTTTTTCTTGTTGAGCTAATATCTTTTCATTAACCCATTCATTATATTGTGGAATATCTGTATTCCAATCATTCGCATAAATTGTAACTTCTGGGATAATTAAATATCTATCAGCTTCATATTTTATATCTTCTGTAAAAACAGAGTAGGAATCATCAATTGATAGTGTTTTCAAAATTGCATAGTTTTGTCCTGGATTAATTTCATCTAATTCATTTGGCAATGGTTTATAAACATTTTCTTCTAATGAAAGCAATACTTTATTTGGAGGAATTACAAATGACAGATCCTTAAATTGCACAGATGTTAATGTATGATCATTAACTAATCTGTCAGATATTACAATCCCATCCTCATAATTATTTCCATAATAAACCATAACTCCAGTTAATAGATTTTTTCCAAATTGAATTACTTTATCTTGTGAGAAATTACTTTCAGCTAATATATCACCTTTCTTGAACTTATCTCCTTGTTTAACATATGAAGTTAAGAGATCCATATGCTCAACATAAATTCTTCTATACCCAATATCAAATACATCCATAGTTGCATCATCATATACTACAATCATCCATTTGTTATCTGTATAAATAACCTCGCCATCTTTTTTAGCGATTTTTATAAATTGAGTTTTATCTGTATATAAACTTTCACACCCAGACATAACTAATGGACGGTCAAATTTCTTTAATAGTATTGCTTGTCTCATCTGTGAGGATGCCATTTGCAATCTCGTTTGGTCGTCATGTTCACATAAAGGAACTAATGATACCGGAATTGATATTGGTTCTTTTTCAACTATTTCATCCGTAAATTTAAGATTTTCATCCAGAATAACATTTGGAATTAAATTTTGTAAAACCCCACAGTTATCACGGTCAGGTGTATCAACTGGGCATACTCTTCCAAACATTGTTGGGCATATATCTCTTAAATGACGAGGAATGTTTTCTCTTTTAAAACCACCAGGACCCAGCAAACTGATTCTTGATAGTTTGGTTAATTCCTCAATAGGATTGATTGAAAAGTCGAATTGCACAATTTCTGATACGTTACAATCTGATAATATTTGAGTTGAATTAATATTGAATTTTGGTTGGCGGGAAGTTCTATTTGATAGACAAAAATCAAAAACAATTTTTGAAAGTTTTGCTCCAATAATATACTCAAAACATCTAACTCTTTTATTTGTAAATAATGTATCATCAAGATTTCCAATTTGTAAAGCAACTAAGATTTCTTCAAGAATAGAAGAGGTTGTTAAAAACTTAGCTGTCATTGGATCAACTTTAGTTATTAAATCAAGGGCATAAAGAATATCTTGTCCTTTGGATTTTGCATTGAATTTTGAATAATATCTTCCTAATTCAAGGATAAAATCATCTTGAGTTTGCCCAGGCGATTCAACAAAATACAGAGCTAGATCTGATAGTAATAATTCCATTAAATTAGTATTATCTATAACTTTAAAATTTTTAAATGAAAATCTTCTTTCTAATTCATCAAAACCAAAATATGCAACCAATAACAATGCTAACGAAACCTTTTTACTTAAAAAACTTACACTTATATATGGAGCTGTTTTTTCTTTAGAAATCATTAGAGTTGCTACATTAGTTCTGAGTTTAATATTTTCTCCTCTAGTAACTAATGGAATATCAAACAATTGAAATAGAGGAATCTTTTTTCTTCCATTTATAACTATATAATTATTGTCAATTAACTTAGGAAGGATTATACTTAAATCAATTGCGCTTGGCCCTTTTTGAAGCTTTATAACAAGGGTTTGTCTTAGAGTTTTTGAAATTTCTC